ATGTAGATGTCATTATTCGTAGATGGGAAGAATTCACAGGTGAGCAAGCAATAAAGCTAAACTAAAATAAAAGAAGCCGAGTGCGCTAACACTCGACTACTCAACGAGAACTATAAGCCCTCGAAGACACAGAAGCTAGCACGCGTGCGTTTCAGACAGTTCTGTGTCTTTTAGCATCATATCAGATGTAGGGGTGCTTATACAATGGAAAATGAAAACTTTGATTTAGACTATGAGATTAAAAAGGCTATAGAGAAGGCAGAATCGATTGACGAATACAAAAAGATTATTCGTGTTGCCTTAGGGAAGTGGCTTAAAAATCTTCAATCAGGTGAAATCAAGTTAGATAAAGTTTCCGATTTAAAGATATTGATTGAAGCAGACTTAATGTTGAAGGATATTGAAAATTAGAAAACAAAACTCAACCTAAAAAGATTGTGAGGTGGTGTATATTGAATGGCAAGGCAACGTGATCCAAGGCGTGACGAAGCCAAGAAAATTTGGTTAGATTCGAACGGTGAAAAGAAATTAAAAGAAATTGCATCTGAACTCAATGTTTCAGATTCTCAGATTAGAAAATGGAAATCAGTTGATAAATGGAGCGCTGAATTGAAAGGTAATGTTACCAATGCAAAAGGTAACGTTACTAATCAAGGTGGCGCTCCATTTGGTAATCAGAATGCAAAAGGTAATAAGGGTAATAGTCGTGCATCACCTCCGAAGAGAAACAAGAACGCACTCAAAACAGGTGAATATGAAACGATATTTGCTGATGTTTTATCAGATGAGGAGAGGATGATTTACTACAGTTTCGAAGACGACCCGCTTTATATCTTATCTGAAGAAGTTCGTCTATTAAAGATAAGGCAACTTAGAATGATGCAACGTATTAAAAAAGCTGAATCTGGTCTAAATGAAGAAGAGATTGAACGACTACAGCAATTGCGAAAGATTAAAACGCCAGTAGATGTAAATGGGAAAATGCTTGAAGTCAAAAGAGAAGTGATGCAAGATGTTCAAATTACTAGAAAGACTCATCGAAAGATAGATGATATTTTAGCCATCGAAGCTGGCTTAACTAGAATAAGCGCACAGTTAACTCGAGCAATTAAACAAATGACTGAATTAAATGTACAAAGCAAACGAGCAGACTTGATGACAGCGCAAATGGAAAAACTCAATGCTGAAATTCGAGAGCTGAATGGTGACGATGATGCACCTGAATCAACGGTCATCGTTGATGATATTCCATTAGTCGAAAGTGAGGTTTATTCAAATGGCGATGATGGCCAAGAAGAAACAAACTCAAATTAAGCTAACTGGGATGATTAACCCACATTTTTATAAGATTTGGCATGCAAAGTGTCCTTATATTTTGATGAAAGGTGGGCGTGGCTCCTTTAAGTCATCAGTTATTAGCTTAAAATTAGCTACAGAAATGAAGAAACACACTCAGGCTAAACATAAAGTTAATGCAGTATGTATGATGAGCCAACACAAATACTTGCGTGATGCTGTTTACGAGCAGATAAAGTGGGCGCTTTCCATGCTGGGTATATCTAAAGAATACAGATTTCGTACATCTCCACTGCGAATTATCCATAAAAAAACAGGTTCTGCTTTTTATTTCTATGGCGTTGACGACCCATTAAAACTTAAGTCTAATGCAATCGGTGATGTTATTGCATTGTGGTATGAAGAAGCTGCTAACTTTGAAAGTGCAGAAGTATTCGATCAAACGAACGCCACTTTCATTCGTCAACGTTCACATTGGGTGGATCAAGTGCAAGTCTACTATTCATGGAACCCGCCTAAAAATCCATATGATTGGGTAAACGAATGGGTAGAGAAATGTATGAGGTTAGATGACCATTTAGTGGACCACTCAACTTATTTAGATGATGAGCTTGGCTTTACTGATCCGCAACAATTAAAGCTCATTCAAACTTATCGTGAAAATGACGAAGATTATTATAAGTGGCTGTATCTAGGTGAAGTAATTGGGTTAGGTACGCTCATCTATAATATGGATCACTTCCATCCGATTGATGAGTTGCCAAACGATGACTATATTACACAAATAAGTTTCTCTATTGATAGTGGTCACCAGATTTCTGCTACTACATGCGGTTGCTACGCTATTACGAGGAAAGGCAATGTAATTCTATTAGACACTTATTACTATTCGCCAGAAGGAAAAGTGAATAAGAAAGCACCAGACGAACTAGCAAAAGACTTACATGAATTTATTGAGAAGTGCCAAACAAAATATAATAAATTCGCTTATAAGATTACAATTGACTCGGCTGAAGGAGCTTTAAAAAATCAATACTATAAAGATTACGGTACAGCTTTTCATGCAGTAGCTAAAGCAAAAAAAGTGGATATGATTGACTACGTTCAAAACTTACTGGCTCAAGGTAGGTTTTTTTATTTGGACACAAAGGCTAATCAAATCTTTATCAAAGAACATCGAGATTATCGATGGGACGAAGATACATTACAATCGGATGATCCTAAAGTTATTAAAATAGCTGATCACACATGTGACCAGTTCCAATATTTTGTGAAAGACAATCTCGGTGACTTGGGTCTGAAATGGTAGGTGAGAAAATGGGAGTGTTGCAACGAATTAAAAACTTTTTTAGGAAAGGAGTGAAACGTGCAGGTATGCAAATTAACGGTAGAGAACTTGGAAAGATTACAGATCATCCTAAAATCGGAATTGATCCAAAGGAATATGAGCGAATAGCAGAAGACTTTCGTTATTATGCTGCTGACTTTCCGCAAGTCAAATATATTGACTCTTACGGTGAACGTATGAACCGCCAATTCAATTCTTTGAATGTTGCTAAAACAGCTTCAAGGAGATTAGCAAGTATTATTTTTAATGAGAAATGTAAAGTAACGCTTAACACACCAGACACAAAGACAGAAAACACTACCAATTTAGATGAAGCAAATGCCTTCTTAGAAAAAACGCTATACGCGAATAACTTCTATAACTTATTTGAACTGAACCTTGAAAAAGGTATTGCGGCAGGTGGTTTTGCTATGCGTCCATATGTCGATAATGATGAAATTAAAATTTCATGGATTCGTGCAGATCAGTTTTATCCACTGCGATCAAACACAAATGAAGTTAGTGAATGTGCAATAGCAACACGTTCAATTCAATCAGAGGGCAATATAAACTATTATTACACATTGCTTGAATTTCACGAGTGGGTGAACGGTAATTACGTTATCACGAATGAACTATATAAATCAGAATTAGAAAGTTCAGTGGGAAAACAAGTACCACTCGAAACGATTTATCCTGATTTAGCAGAAACGGTAACGTTGGAAGGACTCAAACGCCCACTTTTTGTTTATTTCCGCACGCCTGGAGCAAATAACAAATCGCTAGAAAGCCCGCTTGGATTGGGTATTGTCGATAATGCTAGAGAAGTATTAGACACAATCAATTCTACTCACGATCAATTCACATGGGAAATTGACATGGGACAACGTCGAGTAGTAGTTCCTGCAGAATTCTTAAAAACAGATGAAGCACATCCTCCGATGTTCGATAGTGGACAGAACGTTTTCGTTGGTATGTACGGCGCTGAACGTGTAGGTGTACAAGACATTACAACGGCTATTCGTACTGTTCAATATAAAGATGCTATTAGCCATTTCATTAAAGAGTTTGAGGTTCAAGTGGGATTGTCAGTTGGTTCCATGAACTATGCTGATGATGGACTAAAAACAGCCACTGAAATTGTTTCTAATAATTCAATGACGTATCAAACTCGTTCAAGCTATTTGACGATGGTGGAAAAAGCTATCAATGAACTGATTCACTCTATTTTTGAATTGGCAGGATACAAAGAATTCTTTAATATGCAAATGCCACTCATTGAATTAGAATACGAAAGTTATGTTGTTAACGTGAGTTTTGAAGATGGCGTTTTTGTCAATCAAGATAAACAGCAAGAAGATGACTTGAAAGCGGTGGTTGCTGGTGTCATGCCGAAAAAACCAAAGCTTGCCGCAACAGAACTTCCCGACCTTGATCATGCCGAAAAAACAATTTTTAATTAGAAATTATAATCTGACTGAGGAAGAATTAGAGGAGTGGTTAAGTGATTTAACCAACGAAATGCCATCGCAAGAGGCAGGAACTAATGACAGACGGAATCAAGATGCTATGTTCGATGTAGGTGATTAGAGTGATTACTCCAGAAAAAATGCAAAAACAAGCTGATGCGATAACGAACGTATACTCGTTACTAGAGGATAAAATCTTTAATTTAATTATTAAGACATTGCTTAAGCGCGATATCAGTAAAGTTGATAAAAAAAATGTGATGCTTTGGCAAATTGAACAGCTTAATTTAATGGGTGTGTTGAATGATAAAGTCATTAAGTTGCTAGCACTTTATACAAAGTCATCGCAAAATCAAATTAAGAAATTGGTTTTTGATAATGGAATTCAAATTGTGAATGAAATAGATAAAGAATTAGAACGTATGCTTAAAAAAAGTGTACCTGTCACGAAAGAAATAAATGAAATTCTTGATTCATTTCTAAATCAAACGTTTCTAGATTTGAACAATAATGTTAATCAAACGTTAATCACTTCAAATTATAGTCAAAATTCAACGATGAGAGCTTATCAAGCAATCATTAAGCAATCGACCCTAGAAACCCTAACTGGTCTAAAAACGCATGAACAGGCTGTAAGAGATAATGTGTATAAAATGATCGATGAAGGACTTAAATCTGGTTTCAAAGACAAGGCTGGACGTGAGTGGTCGATGGAAGCTTACTCACGCACTGTAATTGAAAGCACTACACATCGAACATTCAACGATTTACGTTTAAAGCGAATGGAAGATTTCGATTGTGTCACTGCTTTAATGAGTAGTCATTCATCAGCGAGAAAAGCGTGCGCAGGGATACAAGGAGATTGGGTTCTTACAGTGCCAAAATCAAAAGCACCAAAAGAATTTCAACATATACCTTCAATCTACGATCATGGATATGGTGAGCCTTGGGGAACACAAGGTACTAACTGTTCTCATATTCTTTATCCAGGCATTCCTGGAGTGAATACAAATAATCAGCCTCAGTATGATCCCGAAGAAGTGCAAAAAAATGCTGAAATTAAACAAAAACAAAGAAAATTAGAGCGTGATATTCGTTACCAGAAGAAACGTTTAGCATCTGCAGAAGCATTGAATGATGAAGTAGTGCAAAAGAAGTGTAAAGATATGATTCGCTATAAGCAAAGTCAAATAAGAGAACTGGTCAAAGAACATGACTTTTTAACTCGTGATTATAGCAGAGAACAAATTCAATCTTAATTTTCGCCCTGAACATGGCGTTAAAAGGTTTATTTTTTATACTCTCGTGGTCGTTGCCACGTTAAATATTCGAAGGAGGAAACAAAATGAAACGTGAACAATTGAAAGAATTAGGTTTAACTGATGAACAGATTGGCTCTGTCATGGCCCTACACGGAACAACTGTCAATGAATTGAATAGTAATGTTGCAACTGCAGAGCAACAAGCGAATCAATACAAAGAGCAGTTAGATGCGAACCAATCCGAACTCGATGCTCTGAAAAAGTCGGCAAAAGGTAATGAAGAACTTACCACTCAGCTGTCTGAGCTTCAAGAGAAGTACAATCAGGCTAAATCTGATTCAGAAACCAAAATTGCAGAAATCAAAAAAACATCTGCTGTTGAATTGGCTTTAACTCAAGCAGGCGCTCGAAATATTAAAGCTGCTAAAGCTCTGTTAGATAACAAAAAATTAGAGCTATCAGATGAAGGAATCAAAGGACTTGAAGAACAACTAACAGCACTCAAAGAAAGTGATGCTTATTTGTTCGAACAGGACACATCTACTCCGCCACCAGCTGACAAAAAGGCAACTTTTGACGGTAATGCGTCTGGTACTGCTACACCAAATCAAGACGATGCAACTGCACAAATGATTGCTGCAATGACAAACGATATTCCAAAATAAAGAAAGAGGGAAAATACACATGGAAACATCAAACAAAATGATTTTACCAATGAAACTACAAATGTTCGCTGATAATGCTACTTTGAATTATGCAGAATCATACCAACAAGGACTACAAAAACGTTATTCAGAAAATGGGATTCTATATTCTCAAAAATTATGGAATTCTCCATCGAATGGTTTATTAAAGTGGGTAGGAGCGAAAACCGTTAAAGTTCCTAAATTGCTAATCAAAGGCGGACGTAAAGACCGCACACGTCGTTCTATCACAACTTCTGGAGCTAACTATGAAAACAAGTGGGAAATTTACGAATTACAAAATGAACGTTACTGGGATACTCTGGTTGATCCATTAGACGTCGATGAAACGAACTTTGTTACTTCAATTGCTAATATTACAAAAACATACAATGATACAGAGAAAATTCCTGAAAAAGATAAACAAATGTTCTCGTCTCTTTTTACTTTGAAAAAAGCAAAAGATGGTGGAAAAGGAATCACTGAACTTGAATTGACTACTGAAAATATCTTGACACAATTTGATGAAATGATGACAGCAATGGACGAAGCAGCAGTTCCAGCCGTGGGACGTTCATTATACGTTACACCAACTGTTAAAAAAATCTTGAAAAACGCTCAAGGGTTACAACGTACTTTATCTGTTCAAAACAATAACGGTGTTATTGACCGTGTGGTAAACCGTCTAGATGAAGTAACGATTGAACCAGCTGTGCCGTCAGCATATATGAAAACTCTTTATGACTTTACTGTAGGTGCAGTTGAAGACCCAACGGCACAAACTATCCAAATGATGCTAATTCACATTCCATGCATGTGCGCACCAGAAAAATATTCGTTTGCTGGTTTAGATAAACCATCTGCTTCAACTTCAGGTAACTATTTATACTATGAACAATCATATGACGATGTAATTTTGTTTGAAACCAAAACAGATGGAATTTCGTTTGTTGTAACTCCTGCACAAACAAGTGGTGGAGGTGAATAAAAATGAAGGCAAAAAAAGGGAATCGAGTGATTGCTGTAGATGACACTGACAAAGATTTTTATAAAGCTCAAGGTTATGACATTGTCGAATTAGACGAATCTCAAACAGCTTATAAAGTTGTCGAAACAGCAACTGGCGGAAAAACATATACTGTTAAACAGTACAATGCATTGTTAGCTGAAAACGAAAAATTGAAGCAACGCATTGCAGAACTAGAGAACAGTAACGAACCAAATCGTGACGAGTTAAAACAAAAGTTAACAGAATTGGGTGTAGAGTTTGCGAATAACACTTCAACTCAAAAACTAACTGAATTGCTAAAAAATGCTGAAACAAAAGGAGAAGTTGAGTAACCTCTCCTTTTTGTTGTGAGGTGCTTAAATGAGCTATTTAACATTCGAAGAATACAAAAAACTTCGTTTCAATAAAATTCAAGATAAAAATAAGTTCGATGAACTTGAACCATACGCTGAACAGCATATTGATCGTTTAACATCTGACTATTACCTAATAAATAAATTAGAACTCGATACAAATAGCTATCGAGTTCTAAAATTTAAAACGGCAATGGCCATTCAAACAGAATATCTTTATTCGATTGGTGGTAAGACTTCTCTGCAAGAGTTGTTGAGTAGTTCACCATCAAGCGTTAGCGTTGGTCGGATGCGTGTTGAAACAGGAAACTCTAATTCTGCTACTTATGGCAGAACTTTAGTTTCGTCTGAGGCATATGATGAGTTACTGCGAACAGGTCTTTTATATAGAGGAGTTGATTATAGATGATTCCACAGATGCCAAAAGAATTCTGTAATCAATCAATTATTCTTCGTTTAAAAAAAGGAAGCGACAAATGGCAAAAGCCGATTTTTGAAGATGACATTACTATCGAAAATATGATTTTCCAACCCCAAACAGTTTATAGCGGTTCGAATAATAATAGGAAAGTGGTAGCAAATGCTATCGCTTTTTTATTTTCTAATGTTTCAAGCCCTATGCCTGAAATTTCAAAGGATCACATAGGTTCTGAGATTATTTTTGAGGGTAAAACTTATTCTTTAGTAACTATCGTAGACAATCGAAATCCATTTAGTAACGAAGTTTATTCATATGAATTGGAGGTGCTGTGATGCTTCATGTAAAAATTGATAAAAATGGAGCGGAACGAAAGCTCTCGGTCGTTAATCTAGAAAAAGCTTCTTACTTTATGACTAGCCAAGCTCATGCAGATATGAATCTATACGTGCCGAAAAGGGAAGGTCACTTAAGACGTGATTCTTATACTCGCGATAATCATATTATTTTCATGGCTCCATATGCCAAAACGCAGTTTCGAGGTCTAATTGTTACTAAAACAGGTCGATTAGTTCGTATCAAACGATACACGACTCCTGGAACAGGTAGACGCTGGGATTTACGTGCTAAGTCAAAACATATCAATGACTGGCGAAAGGCGTTCATCAAAGGGGGACAACTATAGTGGATCTCTTAGAACGATTAGCCGATTCTATTGATTCTGTTAAAGGAATACCGATGCCGTGTTCAATTGGTTTCTTAAATGGTGAAGATACCTTGTGTGTGTATACACTGCCAGGAAGCCGAACGACAGAAGAATACTTTGACGGGACTAAAGAACGTGAAATGCTTTATGAAATTGGTTTTAATACAAAAGACCAAGAAAAAGCGAATAGGGCTCTGTGGCTAATATCAAATTATTTAGAAGAACTGACTTCGATTCAATCGGAAAATGATAGTTTTGAATTTATTGGAATTGAAATAAGCGATACTCCTTTCGTAAGTGAACAGGACAGCGAAGGGGTATCAACATACTTACTAGATGTAAAAATCATGATTCATCAATTTTAGGAGGAATTTACTAATGAAAAATATTTTACCAATGGACCTACAAACATTTGCTGACCCAGCTCCAAGCAAAGAGTTTTTACTAAACTTTAAAAATAAAGTAGAAATTGACGTAGCTGGCAATAAATCACTAGATGCAATCGAAAGTGCAGATTTTGCTTTACTTGCAGCAGGAATTAGCAATATCACACCTGCAGCAGCTGATACAACTGATGCTACTCCGTATTATGACGGAGAAGGATTCACTGAATCGGAAGTAACAGGTAAAAATATTACATTTGCTATTTCTGGTCATCGTGTTTTCGGTGATAAGGCGCAAGATTTTGTTGCAAAACATTTCTTGTCAATCGGTGACAAACTTCGGACGCTGGCTCGTTGGACTGATGCGAAAGGGAATAAAGTTCAAGCAGTTGTTACTATGACATCTATCGTGCCATTTGGTGGTGCTGCTAATGCTAAGCAAACATTTAGTTTCACTCTTGCATTCAATGGGAAGCCGGTCTTAGAAGAAGCGGGGGAGTAATTAGCCCCACTAGTGTAACGTTGAATAAAGCAACGTTATCACTTGCTGTTGGGGCAAATGAGACGCTAGTAGCGACTGTTCTACCTGCAAACACAACAAATAAAAATGTAACTTGGTCAGCTGTTGATTCTACAATCGCCACAGTTGATACAAAAGGTAAAGTAGTTGCTGTTAAAGCTGGCACAACAAAAATTACAGTAAAAACGGTAGATGGAAATAAAAGTGCTGAATGTGCACTTACAGTCACCGCACCATAAAACTATTTTAGAGCAGATGAACGATTCGTTTATCTGCTCTTTTATTTCAGGAGGAAAACATGGCTATTAACAATGTAATTGACTTAGATGCTAAATTATCGCTAACAAAATCTATGAAAATCGCAGGGAAAGTATATGAAGTTCAAATTTCAGATGAAATTGACAAAACTTTAACCGATTTAACGACTATTGATATTCCAGATCAATTAAAAAATATGACTTCAAAACTTGAAAAAATGGATGAAGATGATAATGGAGCTAAAGAATTCAAAGAATTTACTCAATTTGAAATGGATGAATTAAAAGATAAAGCTGTAACTACTCTAGATGTGATTCTTGGGAGTGGTGAAGGTAATCGCGTTTATAATTTTTACAACAAAAGTACAAAAGCCCTTTTCACAATTATTGGATTGCTTGAAAAAGAGCTGGAAGAAGTTGTTTCTGAACGCAGTAAAACAGCAAAAAAACATTACAAAAATAATCGTAAGAAGTGATTAGATGTTTGATCTAACGAGAAAACCAGAAACAACAGTGATTATTTCAGGTAATGAATATCAAATTGATTTGTCTTTTGACACTGTTATTCGATTCTATGAACTAATTGACGATAAGAATTTGGAGTCTATAGAAAAAATAATTCTTGGGTTCAAATTGTTTTATATCGATTCAAAAAAAGCGGAAGATACATTCACTTTTGAAGAAATGCAACAAGCTATTAACGACATAGTTGACTATATTCAATCGAATCCATATGGAAGCATTGGAAGTGAAGGAGAATCGACTGGTCAGGATTCAAATATGAATTATTCGTATTCTCAAGACGCTGGAGCTATTTACTCTTCGTTTATGGCAGATTACAAAATCGATTTGTTAAACGAGCAAGGTTCAATGCATTATCTAACTTTCAAAGCGTTGATGTCTGGCTTAAGCGAAGACACTCAATTTCAGCGGATACTAGCGATTCGGTCAAGAAGCGTAGCTGGTTTAGAAGGCGAAGAACTAAATAGCTTATTAGAACTGAAAAATTATTATGCTCTTGAGTCTGAAAAAACAGTTAACAGTCTTGATGATCAACTAGGCGATATGTTTTCTATGTTAGCAGCACAAGCCAAATCATAAGGAGGTGAGTGTTTGAGCGCAGATGCAACAATAAATATTGATGTGATGCTGTCGAATTTACCTAAATTTAAAACAGACGTTAGTTTTGTTGATGACATATTAACAAAATTGGGAATGAACACGGGTTCAAAAATTGATGATTCATTTAAAGCTGAGACCGCAAAAGTTACAACAATTGCCAAATCAACAAAAAAAGATGTCGATCAAACTTTTGATAAACCAGTTAAGTTCACAATCAAGGCTGATAATTCGGATGCTGAAAAAGACGTCAAAGAAACAAAGGCTTTTTTAAAAGGCATACCGAAAAGCAAAATAACTGAATTAAAGGCGGACAATGACGGGGCATCACTGAAAATAAAAGCTACAAAAGAGGGTATAAGCAAGATACCTAACAAAAAAGAAACAGTACTTAACGCAGATGCTTCACAAGCAAAAAACGAAACAAAAGAGCTCGGTGATACTGCTGAAAAAACCGAATCTAAGTTTATCAGCTTGAAAGATAAATTATCAATTGGTGCGATTGCTGGTGCTTCTTCACAAGCGTTGCAGATTTTAACAGGTAGTTTTTCAGATTTGATCGGTGAAACTACTCAATCATCTGACGCAATGGACAAATTCAAATCTACGATGCAATTTGCTGGCTTTACAGAAAAAGAAACAAAAGAAGCTGCTAAATTTGTAAAAAAATATGCAGATGACACAGTATATGAATTGTCCGATATCTCGAATACTACCGCCCAGTTAGGGGCGAATGGAATTGCAAATTATCAAGAGCTAACAGAAGCAGCGGGAAATTTGAACGCTGTGGCAGGTGGTAATGCTGAAACATTTAAATCAGTAGCAATGATGCTTACGCAAACAGCTGGTGCAGGAAAACTAACCACAGAAAACTGGAATCAAATGGCTGATGCCATTCCCGGTGCATCAGGTAAAATGCAAGAAGCGATGAAAAACAACGGTGCCTTCACAGGAAACTTTCGTGACGCGATGGAAGAAGGTCAAATATCAGCTGAAGAATTTAGTAAAGCGATTGTTGATTTAGGTATGACCGATGTAGCTGAAGAAGCTGCAAAGTCTACTAAGACTTTTGAGGGTGCAATGGGTAACCTCCAAGCGAATATCGTTACTAAAATGAACGAGATTGTTGATGGCATCGGTAAAGATAAACTTACAGATATCATCAGCTTCATATCAGACAATACTACTAAATTATTTGATTCTATTTTGAAAGGCATAGATTATTTAAACGATAATCAGGATAAATTATCGAGTATCTTTGATAATTTGAAAAAGATTTCTAAAATATTTTTTGGTGCTGCGTGGGACACGGTTCTTGATATTATTGAAAAACTCACTGGCAATTTTAGTTTACTTTCAAAAGAAACTGGCAAAACGAAAGACCCATTACAACGATTTGATGATGTCTTAAGTGCGTTATCAAAACACGAAAAAGGAATAGCTCTTTTAGGAAAAGCATTAACTACCTTATTTATTGCCAACAAAATTGTTGGTGTGGCTACAGCTTTTGGGAAACTGCTTGATATATTTGGTGGAACGGCGTTACTTGCTAGTCCAATTTTTCTTATACCTGCCGCAATTGCAGGAATTGGATTTGCATTTTATAAAGCATATAAAACAAGCAAGCCATTTCGTGAGTTCATAGATGGAATTGTCGATGCAGTAAAAAACTTTGTAGAGGTATCTTTGAAGAAGATTAAGACCTTTTTTAAAAATATTTCAGAAGGATTTGTTGAATTTAAGGAGTCGGTTACAGATAAAGTTACTAGCATCAAAAAAAGTATCAAAAAGGTTTTTAACTCCATTATCGATTTCTTTAAAGAGGACTGGAAAGAAGTATTAACATTCATTCTAAATCCAATTGCTGGTGTAGTTGCTCTATTGTACAAACACAATAAGAAGTTTAAAAAGTGGGTAGATGATCTACTTGATACTATCAAAGATGGATTGAAAGCTTTTAAAAAGAAAGTTCTTGATCCACCATATGATGCAATTACAGACTTGATTGATAAAATAGCTAAAACTTTTTCAAAATGGATGGGCAAAATAGAAAAAGCCCTAGAAAAAGCGGGTAAGAAACTTGGAAAAGCTGCAGAGGTAATTTTTTGGCTTATCTATGGTCCAATACGGCTAGTCGGCAGAAAAATAAAAAAAGGGTTCGATGAAGTTGTTGAATGGGTAGAAGACAAACTTGAAAAAGCAGGAAAAATAGTTGGGAAGGTTGTCGATAAAATCTCTTCAACAATAAAAAAAATATTTAATTCTTTATCAAAATCAGTAAAAAAATCAATGGAATTATTTACTGAATATGTTATTGAGCCTGTGGATTCAGTTCGAAAAAAAGTCGTTAAAACAATTAGTAACTTAGTAGATAAAGTAGTCGATTTCTTTGTTGATTTAGTCAATATTACAAAGCACAAATGGAGAGAAATAAAATCCTCGATGGAAAAACCGGTTGACGATGCTAAAGAAAATGTCTCTAAAACCATCAGCAAATTAAAAGAAAAAATAGCTGAAATTTTTGACCGTATCAAATCAACAACTAAAAGCGCATGGAATACAATTAAGCGCTACACAGTGGAACCAATAGAGGACGCCTACAAAAAAGTCGTTAAAAAAGTTGGAGAAATTTACTCTGGTGTGACCAAATATTGGAATGATTTAAAGGACAAAACAAAAGAAAAATTCGATGAAATTGTTGACTATGTTAAAAAAGTCCCTGGTCGTATCGGCAAAGCTTTTAAAGATGGAAAAGAAGCAATCGGCGATGGTGTTAAAGCCGCAGCACAATACATGATAGATATTTTGAAAAAAGGTGTGAATGGTGTAATTGGTGGTATCAACTGGGTTTTAGAAAAAGTTGATGCACCAGATTCAGTTCGAATTGACGAATGGAAACCTAAGGATGTTGCAAAATTTGCTACAGGTGGTATTCACCAAGGTGGGTTGATGCTTGTTAACGATGGCGAAGGAGAGGAATTGGTTCGACATCCTGATGGAAGAATGGAAATTCCAAAAGGAAAAAATGTTTTGATGCATGCAGAAGCTGGTACTCAAGTATTGAATCATAGTCAAACAAAATCGTTTGCTGAAGCTTTCGGTATTCCAATGTATGCAAAAGGGAACGTGAGCAATCTAGGAGACTTTTTCAAGTCTGCTTGGAATGGAATAAAAGACATTGGTTCTGATGTTTTAGATGCAGTTCAACATCCAGTGGAGTTTGTTAAAAAAGCTATTTCGGAACATGTGAATTTTGATGCTACTCATCCAGTATTTGATATTGCAACAGGTGGTGTCAAGAAAGTAACGAATGGCGTTATGGATTGGATCAAAGATAAAATAGCAAGCTTTGGCTCTGTTGGCGGTAGTTTTGATGGGGCAATGGCTGATAATGTTTATAAATATTTAGTCGATATTGCAAATCAGACCGTAAGTAAATTTGGTATGAGTGGAATAACTTCGGGTTATCGACCAGGAGACCCTTACTACCATGGAAAACACCAAGCGATTGATATTGCTTACCCTGCTGGAATGAATGGTTCAAGCAAGTATTTTGACCCTGCAAACTGGGTGTTTGAACACTTTGCTGATAAGGTTGGCTATGTTATCACACAAGGGAAAGTTCGAGATAGAACAGGCCAATCAGGACAACCAGCCACAGGTGAATGGGAACCTTGGCCAGATAACGATCACTATGACCATTTACACATTACAGGTAAGCTTGGCTCAGGTGATATTTATAAAGCAGGCGAAGGTGGCGGAAAAGGTTCGCCTACAGGTTCTGGCGTTGCAAGGTGGACTAGCCAATTAAAAGAAGCCTTGCGAATGAACGGACTGCCAACTAATGCTTCGTATATCAATGCTTGGTTAAGGCAAATCGAAACTGAATCAGGAGGCAATGAGCGTGCTGTTCAGCCTGGAATAGATCCAGATGGTGATGGCTCTGGTCCAGCAATGGGATTAATACAAGCTAAGAAAGGAACATTTTTAGCAAATGCGTTTCCTGGCCACGGAAATATTTTTAATGGTTTTGATAGCATGCTTGCTGGTATTCGATATGCACTGAAAAGATATGGTCCTGATATGCTCGCGGTCATTGGTCATGGTCATGGTTATTCAAATGGAGGAGAAGTATTTGGTCCTGAGTTAGCTATGTTTGGTGAAGACCCTGCTTATCCATATGAAATAAACATCAATCCTGCAAAACCAAGTGCAGACATGCTGATTCAAAAAGCGATTGTTGCAAGAGAAAGATACAAACCAGCTGTACAAGCGAATCAAGCAGTTTATTCAAATCAACATTCAAATGGCGGAAATGAGCACAAAACGATGAGTAAAAAAGATATTGAAACAATCGTTCAAGCGTTAAATGAAAGACCAGTGCGCGTCGAAAGTATTCTTGATGGTGAAAAAGTCAGCAAGAATTTCGATGAACGAGGTGGTAGTGAATTAACCAAAAAAATGTACATGGGAGGTGGGTTAAGTTTTGGAAAATAAAACACTCGTCTATTTACAATTTAGCGATGGATTATATAATCTTTTAGAAAACTATCAAATAAAAATTATCGATATCAAAGTGGGAATGCCAGTTCCTAAAAATGAATTTACCTCTTCATCTGGATCAAGAGGACAAAGATTGTCAACACACTCTTTTGATGCTTTTTCACTCACGTTTGACTTCGATTTTTTTGCTAAAACATTAGATGATTTAATACTCGTTGAAACGGAATTGAGAGAATTGTTTTTTCGTGAGACCGAATATTATTTTATTTATTCGAAAGAGCCTGGAAAGAAATTTCTAGTCACCGTTGATAGCATTACCTCATCAAAAAAAGCATTCTACATGGGAAATTTTTCTATTTCATTTAATGTATATAAAGGTTGTTCAGAGTCGTTGAGCTCTACGTTATCCAACTTTGATTTGAGCGATGAATGGCAATTTTCTCAAGGTCTATTAGCTGATGATTACAAATATCAGCATGATACGAGTCGATTTGATATTTTTAATGGAGGCAGTTTTGAAGTCAATCCGAGAGAGAGCTATTTACAAATAAAAATTGAAGGTGAATCTGAAGGGAATTTGACAGTTTTCAATCGAACCACAGGTGATAGATTCGTCTATTATCCTAGTCTATCTACCGATTTAGGCCAGACTTTGATTATTGAGGGAGTCTATCCAAAATTAAACGGAGTTAATTGTGGAATTGATACGAATCATGGGCTGATTAACTTATCTGAAGGGATAAATGAAATTGAGATTCAGAATATTACTCGTGTACGTTCGTCTTGGGATTTCAATTTCTTGTACAAGTAGGTGAGTCCATGAATGATATTTTAATCAGAAATTATGAAGAGACAAAAGAAGAAATCCTTATCGACTTCGATAAGGATTCTTTTGTTTCTAATTGGCAACAAAATGAAGCTTGGGAAGTTTCTTTTACAGTGCCAGAAACTTTGAAGAATAAAGCAACATTTGAGCTAATTGAATTTGAAAGTTATGTCATATTTGAAGGTGAAATGTACTCAATCAAGCAACTACGAAGATATGCAGTTGGTCAACAACTATTTAAAGCTGTGACAGCTACGCACATTTATTACACTATTCAAGATGGAAGACAATACAATGTTATTACAGGCACAAAATCAATTAGTGAGTTACTAACTCATATTTTTAAGGCAGGTAGCAGGGGATTTAGTTGGGAAGTTATCGATCCAAATAATGTGTTTCTAAAGAAAGAGCAGGAGAATTTTGGGAATGATAATTATTTGAATCTAATCAATCAAATATTAGCAGATTATGGTGCTGTTGTTATCCCTAACAACAAGCATCTTGTTTTTTATCCGTCATCAGAATTTGGTCAAGTTACTGAAGAACAAATTCGTTATAAATACAATACGGATGATGTTTCATTTGATATCGATACGTATGCTTTGAAGACTCAAATTCGTGGCTCAGGCAAGAAAAAAGAAGATGATACTTACTATTTCCCACCAGTCACTTATACAAGTCCTGTTTCAAAACAATTTGGGATTCGAATTCAAGATTCTATTGAAGATGAACGTTATACCATTCAAGGCAACATGCTTGAGTATTTAAAACAATCAATTCATGACTATCCAGATATTTCGGGTTCAGTAAGTTTAAACTGGGCAATCTCTTTGGAAAAAGGAGATAAGGTTTCGTTTATTTACGAACCTTTAAATATCAATACATTAATTCAAGTGGTGGGTATTACAAAATATCCTGCGTTGCCTAATAAACCACCCGAGATCGTATTAAGTAATACGAAAAAAACAATGACTGCTATTCTGGCTAATTTAACTAGGAAAGGACTGATGTGATTTGGGACTATTAAAATTAGTCAAAAATAGAATTTCTAGCGAATGGAAAGAAATTTTTAATCAAAATGTTGATTATTTGAATGGCTTAGAAACGAAGGTTGACTCGCAAAACGAAGCAACTAATAGTCGAATAGACAACTTAGTGTTAAACGCTGGGGGAGATTCACCTAACGAAGTGGTGGACGCACGAGTCAACAGCAGAGGTGAAAAATTTGCTACATTACAAGGAAGACTGACTTACCATGAAGACTTAGCAGACCAAAAAATAGCTGACACTGAAAAAGAATTAGAGAGTCAGAAAGAGCAAATTGGTCAGTTAAACGAAGTAATCGCAGGCTTGTACGCAGGAAGCGGCTCAAACGTGGATATTTATGTTTCTACAAAAAACGGAAATGATAAAACTGGTGATGGAACTGAACAAAAACCATTTAAAACAATTCAAATTGCTATAAATCAAATACCACTAATTAACACATCAACGTCAACGATTTGGATTGACGATGGGGTATATTTAGAAGATGTATTTGTTCGAGGAATCAGCGCAGGAAAAATAATTATTCGAACGATACAAAGTCCAAGTACACTCGATGTGACAAAATCAGATATGCCTGTGAAAGTCAGATCTGTATCTTTCTTCTATTGTTCTGGTTATTTTCAAGCCCAAGGATTAGAACTTGTAGATCAAGCTAATGCGCCTATTTACGAAGGGCGTAAGTACAGTTTTTGCTGTGAACAGGGAGGGTACCTAGCTTTATACAAAGTTAGAGTGGCTGAAAATACTAAAAGCATGAGCGACCATACTGCGAGCTACGTTGGCGGTATGTCGAAAATGCACATATACGATTCGTATTTTGCAAATCAAAATCAAATCAACGTTTCTCGATTGTTCGGTGAAACGAGAGCTTCAAGTACCGTGACTGGAGCTTCAAATAATATTGCGTTTGAGGCCGACAACGGAACCGTACGCGACGGGACAACTTCAACGTTATCTGCAACAACAAAACATAAAGCGAGTGCTCAAGGATTGATCATTGCGAAAGGGACGGTGTTAAGCTGATGGTTTATAAATTGAATGAGTCTTTAATCAAAATTCAAGCAGAAGCAATCAATCCAATTCAGACAAATGTCGTCTTTTGGTCGCACGACAGAAGCACAGCAAAACTTCGCTTTAAGCTGATGAAAGACGGCGTTGCTCAAAGTTTACCAGATGGAACAATCGTTCCAATCCGCTTAAAATTCCGTTCAGATACTGCTGAGGGCGGTTATGGAAGTCATGACTATTTAGCTACGATTGAAGATCGAGTAAACGGGATTGTGTCTATCGTGATTAAAGATAATCTGCTCGGATATGTTGGAAAAATCGAAGGTAGTATTTATATAGAATTTCCAAACGATCAGTCGCTAGACACGGCAGGTCGTTTTATTTTTGATATCAAGCGAAGTCCCATCGATGCCACAACGCAAGAAGTAGATGATTACTATTTTGAAGGATTCGAAGAAGTGATTGATCGTTTAGAAGCGATTAAAGCAGAGATGGATGCACTTGATTATAAATCATTTCAGAAACATAAATTAACTGTTGATGATGGAAGAGCGATGCGCTTAGCTGACTTAAATCCTCGTCCAATCACCATCGATGATTTAACGCGACCAGGTTTTTACTATATTACAAGTGCAGAATCAAATACCTTTATTCCAGCGGATCACTATATCCGACAAACTGGTATGGCAGGATCTGGTTGGATAACAATCTATCCTGGTGATACAGGTGGAGGAGTGGTTCAAGAGTGGTATCGAAATACGGCAAATGTGGTCGTTAATACTCGACACTTATATCGTAAACAAGAATCAGTTTCTCCTGTTACGTGGAACCCTTGGTCAGAATATGCGCAGACAAACAGCACGATGCTATCGAGTAGCTATTATCAAGGTGCAGCACATCGAATTGCTGAAGCAACCACTACCGGAAAACAAGCAACTAGTTATCTTGAATTAAGCGAGAACACAGGAATTTATTATTTAACCACAAACGAAAGTAAAGCAATGTCTGATTTTACTCAATTACCGCCAGAATTCATTTACGGAGTATTTGTAGAAAATATCCCAAATGCGTCAATTAACAACTTTTTACAACGAATTACCAGTAATGTTACGGATGGAGTATCACAACCACCGGTGACTTATTGGCGTGTCATTCAGAAAAAGGCTGATGGCTACACACCAACTAAATGGCGTAAAGTTGTTTCGCAAGACGATGCACAAATGCATAAACTGACAGGTGATGACGGCGCCGTCGTTCGTTTGAGTAGTTTAAGCCCTAAGCCAAAAAGTTACGAAGAATTCGCGCGTCTTTACACTGGTTGGTACTATTTATCGACAGCAGATAGTCAAACGATGGAAGACTATAGTCAGTTACCTCCAACATTGCAAAATGTCGGTGTTTTTATGCTGATTGGTGCAGGTATAGATGTAAATAATGCGACGCAAACATTAATTGCTAATACGACAGCTCAAACGATGGTTTATAGAATTGTTAGAAACGGTTCAGTACTTCCTTGGAAAACTGCAATGAATGATTCCAATACAGTTAATACTACAGAGCCTCAGTCGGTTGGAGGCGTTAAAAACTTCTTAGAAGTGCCAACGATTAATTCTGTATCTGTTCTTACTGATACAGAACTGCCTTTTGAAGCATGGTATGTTCAAGCTGTCTCAATTAAAAAAATAGCTGACAAAGGTCGCTTGCCGGTAGGAAGGGAAGCGACAACTATTGGCAAGCAATATGGAAGAAAAATGAAAAGTAATCCTTTGAAATGGAAGTCTGATCAAACGAAAGCGGAAGTTTTAAGAGATTGTAAGTTGTTTGTCGATGGAGTTGCAGTACTTGAGCTAGGAGGTTCGGCTGGGAAATGGGCGTACATTGATGTTTGGAACAATGAGGAGCAGACTCAGTACATTGGCACAGGATATGGCGTTGGCGCAGCCACTGAGGGAACTCTTTGGTACAGACATAATGTTGCTTTTTCAAGATATATGGAAATCAAAGCAGGGACACAGATTTCTCTTGGTTTATCAATGGAAAGCGGTAAAGAATTAATCTCAGGACAAATTATTCATTTCCACATTATGGAAATTATTTAGTGACAAGGGGGAAACAAGATGATGAGGGTTTGGCGATATGGTCGGACAGGTGGTAAAGAGTACGAAGTAGCAGATGATTTTCCAATTCAAGTGCCGTTTACGGATGTACCACCGCTTGAAGAAATCGAATTAGAAGATCAGTTTTTTATTCCATCAGAAGGACGATGGAAAGAAATTATTAACGGATTGGATAAAGAGAAACTAGACAACTTAACTGCTCTTTATCCTGTGCTACAAAAAGAAAATGAAGAATTAAAAGAAAAAGCGGATAGTTTAAGTCAACTAAACGCAAAACTTATGCTAAATGATCTTGCAATCAAACAAGAAAATGCAGAACTTAAAGCAAAATCAGAAAGTCTAGCTCAAATCAATTCAAAAACAATGCTTGCTTCATTACAAAATAGCAAAGACATTGAGTTAATTAAGCAACAATTAAATCCGACAGAAGGAGGCGAGTAATATGTTTAGTTTTGATGATGTCAAGATGATGTATGATTGGGGCTGTTTTACAGATGAACAAGTACAAGAATTTGTTCCAACCTGTATTACGGAAGAAGAAGCGGAACAAATTATTAGCAAATAAAATGTAAGGGACGTGCTCAACTGAGTACGTCTTTTTCTATGGTCAAAATAGAAAGTGAAGGGTGGAAAAATGGTGTTAATTGATAATACGTTACTTTTGGGAGAATTCAGAGGTTTATTGAGTAATTTATACATTCAAATTTTTGTTTGGATTGTGATTGGAGATATTGTGACAGGTATTTGTAAAGGGATTTTTATTAAAGAAACGAATAGCACGAAAGGTTTAATGGGGATTGTAAAACATCTATTAGTCGTTTCTTTGGTTTTGATTGCATATCCATATCTAAAAATTATGGGATTTGAAGGAGTAGCAACAGCTTTTGTATTTTCTTATATTGCTGTATACGGCATTTCTGTTATTGAAAATCTAGGACAATTGGGAATTCCAGTACCAGAATTCGTGAAAAGTCGGTTTAGTAAATTAAAAGAAACATCAGAAAAACAAGGTGAAGAAGAAAATGGAGGAGAAAAATAATGGTTAAAATTATTAATAATTCTGTTTGTCGTGGTGTAGCAGGTAAGCGTGCGGGAAATGTGAAAGGCGTTGTTATTCACAACACTTGGACGAATACGACAGCAGAACAAGAAATGAATCGTTTAGCTTGTATGTCAGCTAAACAATTAGAAGCTGGATTTGCACATTACTATGCAGATGAAAACACAATCGTTCGTACAGAGGACACGTTCAATCGGGCATGGCATGTGGCGAATACAGATGGTAATAATAGTTACATTGGTTATGAAGTACGTGGCAATCGTGAAACGCCTAAGGCAGTATTTTTACAAGCAGAACAAAATGTTTTCTGGCAAGCTGCACAAGACTTGCGTTTCTATGGTCTACCAGTAAATCGTGAAACAGTTAAATGTCATCATCAATTCTCAGCGACTGAATGCCCTAAACGCTCTTTGATGGAACATTGCGGTTATGATTCACCTTATGCAGTCCCAGCAAATATCACTGCAAAAATGCAAGACTACTTTATTTCTCAAATCAAGAAATACTATGACAATCCAAACTTGCAACCTGACGGTGGAAGCAATTCGAATGAATCAAACAACGATTATCCTAAAACACATGATGAAATTGTTGCAGCATCTGAACCAAAACACCAAGGTAACGCTTGGGGTAAACTTGATTTTTACAATGGTTACGCAAAAGAGCAAATTCGAGTTGCTGGCTGGTTAGTTCCTGATAAAGCAAATGGAGCAATTGGGGCTACGGCTTGGGTGCTATTCATGGAGCATGGTACAGGAAAAGAATTGACGCGTGTTCAATCGAAAGGCATTAAACGTCCAGATGTTAAAAAAGCATACAGCTATCAAGGTGGCGATGAACTAGGCTTTGACGTTACTGTTAACAAAAAACAGTTCAAAGGTAAGAAAGTCGATATTATCTTGCGACGTGCTAACAATGGCAAGAATGGCGAAAGTCCTGTGAACGACGTACGAATTGATGATATTTATTTGACATTATAAAAATACTTAGCTCATTGAAATTCAAAAAATAAATAAATGAAATCCTTTTTATAATACTCATGTTTTGTTACACTTTAATCAAGAGAATGAAAAGGAGAGTAAGACATGATTATTGATGATAGTTTTTTCTACACGTTGAGCAAGCCAAGTTTGGTATCATTTGCGTTTACTGATGAGAACAAAGAGGCTATCAATGATATAAAAGTGTTGAGAGAAAACGAATCTTTTGACTTATATATTAAGGCTATTTTCACAGGAATTAGTTCCCAGTATTTAAACTATAATGAACCTAGAGAAGCAAGGTACATTAACTTTTGTATATATGAAACTAATAAAAGTGGAAAAGGGTATAAAGTAATTCGTTTATTTTCAACACATTTAGATTTGGAACGAATGGATCAAGAGAACCTAAAAATAGAAGATAAAATCCTAACAGTTGACAGTAGTCTAATCCCTATCCAAGGAAGTTTCGAAGGAGAAAAGTTTGACGAGTTTTATAATTTCAGTAACACATATTTATCTTTAAAGATATTTTACTCTTCGTATAAAATTGACAGTATAGAAGATTTAGATAATGTTTTTTATGAACTTTATAATATTGTTTTAGATACAAAATTACCAATAAAAATGGTGAACGAAAATGGCAAATGAAAACGTAGTGAGTTTATTAGAACACAAAAAATTCAGGAACGAGCATGGTGGAGGAAGCTCAGGAGGTGGGGACATGACAAAATATGTCACAAAGGAAGAGTTAGATGTTTCGATATCTAAAGTTTTAACTGAAATCAATGAAAACCATGTCGAAACAACCAATTTGATTACTTTATCCAACAAAACTATTGATCATAATCAATCTATACTTGAAGAAAAATTGAACTATCAAAATGAAAATGTAAATAAAGTAGATGGAAAAGTGAATACGATTATAGGTATAGGAGTATCATCAATTATTATTCCTATACTTTTAAAAATTTTAGGACTTTAAATAAGCATCCTTCTTGGTGAAGGATGCTTATTTAATTTAACATCTTATCCATAAAATAAGGGATTACTTTTCTAGTAGATTTAATCTTAGTTTTGTTAATATCACCAAATCTTCCGTTAAATATTAAAGGCACATCAGCTTCGCCATACTCCGTAATGAGGTGAAGCTGATAATTTGGAATTCCTTCGCTTTCGATATATGATAATTTCAAGGCATCACCTGGTTCAATTTCTTTTGTTATGCCGGTACTTTGATAAACTATCTCGCCATTTTCTTTCATGGATTTATATCTCATAACTACTACTTTTATAGGCACATCGGCAGGAGATACCAAAACAACGTGAGTAGGGTTTTTATCTATTTCTACCTCATCAAAAATATTTCTTGGATACATGTTTTGTTCTGTATTTATAGAATAAAACTCTATCGAAACATCTTCATAATAGTTTTTATTTTTTAAAAATCCAAAACATAGGAATAAAATACCAACGACAATTAACAAAACATCAAAAATATCTTTAGGAGTATAATCTGGACCTAAGAACCAATTAAGAGAAGAATGAACTATTTTTTTCATGTATTTACTCAACTTTCAATAATATGTAATATATAGAATTTTATCATAATTAAAGCAAGTAAAAAGCCCTCAACCAAAATTGATTGGTTGAGGGCTTTTTTTATTTTTTACCAACATCATATTCGCCTTTACGATAAGCGGATAAATTATTAACTGTCCCGACAGAAATGGCTAATTTCTTAGCAACTTCTTGTGTCGTGTAACCACTGTTAAGCAACTCGTTAATTTTAACGCTTAGTGGAGTAGAGTAGACACCTGCAGTTATCAAAATTTTTCGTACTTTTTGGCGTGACATATTGTGATGAATAGCTGTTTCTCGAATAGAACTACTATTCAAGTAAGTGTGAACAATATCGTCCGCATTTACTTGAATAGTTTTTTTGTGTTTTTCTTCTAAGTCATTTCTGTATTTACGAGCAGACTCTAAAGTTGTAAATCCTCTTTTTTGATAGTGTTTACGATTGACGACTAAGTCTACTCGATATTTTTTTACTTCGTTTTGAATGTAGGAGGTAATACCTGCAAATTCTGTTTTCATTTTGCAATCTCCTCAATCGGCATTTACATAGTAAACATAAACTTCTTTATCCATAAAATTAACAGTATATACGTCTAGTGTGTCGTTAAGTTTAAGGTCATCTGAAGAAATAATTACTTTTACGCGAGAATGCTTATGCCCAAAATCGTCTGATAATACTTCTACAGTTTCACCATTCATAATTTTTTCTGGATCAAATTCTTCTAAATCGCCGTGTCCAAAATCTCTTTCTGCGTAGTCGTTTTCGATAAACGTTTTTAATGATTCGTATTCTTCCATGACAAGTTCCTCTTTTCTATTTTTAAGTAATTGTTCCATTTCATTGATATCTTCCTTGTTAGTAATTTTCAAAAATCCACGTGCGGCAGATCGTTTTCTAATATAGTTCATTTGTTCTTTATTTTTTTCTTGCCATTTACGACTAGCTTTAATTTGTGCGTCTGATGTCTTTTTTTCTGTCATTCTGTTCACTCCTTAAAATAAGTTAGCTAACTTAACTACGATTGAAATAATCAAAATTATCATCACAATAATTAAAAATCCATTTAATAATTTTCTTTTCATTTAAATCAATCCTTTCATATATGATATAATAAAAGGGAAGGGAGGGCTTTTCAGCCCTTAACCCTACTTGAGTAGCTTGTTCAGCAAATCTATTAACTTATCAATCAGAGAAAGCACTGCGATTGCTAATCCGATTTTAGTTGTAAGTTGTTTTTGCTGTTCAAGCTTTTTTTCTTCCCTCTTATCTTTCCGACTCAATCGTTTATCACCTCCTTGACTATATATTTATTATATATCGGATATAGATATAAGTCAACACTTTTACATAATAAAAAGCGAAAAAACCTTACTTTTATTTTGCCACCGATTTGCCACCAACAGCTAAGGAGTTTTCAGATTATTAGGATAGAGATAAGTCGATTTAAGGACATGAACAACCATTTGGGATATTGACGTTAAAACTTAAAGGGCGTTTTAAAATAGGCTAAGAAGAGCTGAGAGTTTATTTAGCGAAAAGAAGCCTTCATGGCTGTTCTGAAAATGGATGAGGATGAGCCGAAGAAGTAGCAAGGTTTGTTTGAAAATACTGCAAAAAATAGAGCATGTTTACATCAATTTGCCACCGGATTGCCACCGGTGGCTTTTTTGGTGGCAATTTTTAAGAGTTATTTCGCAAGTTTTCCATAATATCAACAGTTTCATTTCTCATTTTGTTTGTAACGTGTGAGTAGGTATCCATAGTGATAGAAATTCTACTGTGTCCGAGACGTTCAGATATTTCTTTCATTTTTGCACCATTTTCAAGCAAAAGTGTAGCATGAGTATGCCGAAGAGAGTGGAAATTGAAAGATATAGATAATGTTTTAGATATTCTTCGTGTATGTGATTTGACAGATGAGGGAGTAACTAATTCGCCATCTTCTTTTGTACATACGGCATTAGAATCGTGATACCATTTTCCGTATTTCATTCGATTTTCTAGTTGTTGTTTTTTATTCTTTTTAAGAATGTTTATCAAAGTATTGCCAATGAAGATTGTTCTATTTGAGTTTTTTGTTTTAGGAGTTCCGTAGACCCATTGGCGTTCTTTGTTTACCATTTGTTTTTCTACGGTAATGGTCTCATCTGAAAAATTAACATTGTCCCATGTCAGACCACAAACTTCACCTACACGCATCCCAGTATAAAAACCGATATTTAAAGGGATATAGAAGGGGTGTTCTTCTGGAGTTATTTCTAAGATACGTTCAAAATCTTCAAGGCTAATTATTTTTAAATCCTTTTTTGTAGTTGGCAAGTCTTCATATTTTGGTATTTTTACATATAACATAGGATTTTGTTTCAACAGTCCCCATGGATATACCGCCATATTTAAGGCATTTTTAAGAACGGAGTGTGTAATGGTCATCGTTTTCTTTGCGTAGCCCTTTTTAAATTCATCGTTGATGAAATTTTGCAACAAGGCAGGTGTTAATGCAGTCAAACGTTTTTTACCTAAACCCACATTTATATGATTTTTAATAGTGTAGCGGTAATTTTCATAAGTGTTATACTTCAAATTCAATTTTACATATTCTTCCATCCAAAAATTTAAGTATTCACTAACTGTTGTATTAGTTCCGATAAAAAATTGTCCTGTTTCATCAATGTCAGTCAATACTTTTCTTAAAGCAATTTCAGCTTCTTCACGAGTATCTCCACCAACTTTTTCGATTTTTTTTCTGGATCCATCTTCATTTATATCTTCAAAATAATAGTACCAACGTTTACCACGTTTCCTAACGCCACCACGCATGTTATCAATCCTTTCGTAGATGATTTGTAATAGTAAGAAATTTTATAATATTTATTTTTAATCTGATAGGGGATAGAGCAAAAATCGTATTCATAAATAAAACATACGAACTTATGTTCTTTGGTGCTTAAAAAGAAAAGCCCGAAGGCTAAACTATAAATCCAATAAACTTTTTTTCTTCATTTCAAATTCTTCTTGAGTGATTATTTCTAAATCAAGAAGTTCTTTATACTTTTTGATTTCGTCAGTAGCAGAAAAGTTTACTTTACTAGAAACTGAACCTTTATAGTCTTTTAATAGTTCAGTTGATTTTTCATAAACCTTTATACTATCTTGTACTGTTTTTTTACTAAAAGCTCTAATAATCACAGAGTTTGGATCTTCAGATGCTTGACGTGTAGTTCCAATCAAACCAACTTTTTGATTTCGAGCAGTTTCGATATTTGTAATAAACTGAATGTAGCCGTTAGCCATCATAGTAGCCTTCTTAAATTCAATAGATTTAATATCACTGAAAAATATTTCTCTATCACCTTTGATTCCTTGAGTTACAAATCCCATAGCAGTTTTCCTAGATATTACAACTTTATCTGAAAGAACCTTTACTATCCCGTTCAGCCCTTTTACACTCGCAATAATTTCATTATCCATCAAATTTCACCCCGTGATTACATATATTTAAATTAAAAATCTATAAGCCGAAGCAGGAAGACCATATAGAAGAGTTAAATCTTCAATTTTTCTCGGATACATTTGTGTATCTTCTTTATATAAATCAGTTATAAGATTAGCAGCAAAACAATTTGCTTCGCTTTCAGACTTGCTTCTTGAATTTCTTGTTGAGACATAATAGCTAGAGATTTCTTTGTGAAATAGGGCATGTCCAAGTTCGTGAGCACAAATATAAAATCTTTCCTCTGATTCTTTTAAGTCTTCATTTAAGAATATGAAAGCTTGTCCACGAATTTCTTGAAATTGTCCTTTTGGATTTTCTAGGAAGGGGACATACTTAATTTCTATATCCATTTTCTCGCTTATGGTAAATGGGTTAACAGAGTTATATTTTCGTTTAATATCCCGAACTAAATTGATAATGTCCATTTCCATAAGATCACTTCTTTTTCTCTCTATCTTTTTTAACAAGATCCCAAAAGGTTGCTGCAAGTATGTCTTTGACACGTTGAACCTGCTCAGGAGTCAATGTTTCTCCACCGTATGCCATACCTACGTTTGATTCCAGAAGTTTATCAAGTTCAACTAAATCATCTTTTGTTGCCCACTCAGGTATAGTTTCAGTGCTAACTGGAGAGTGTTCTTCAAAATATGAAATTGATACGCCTAATGCTATCGATAATTTTTTTAAAGTTTCGAGAGTAGGGTCTTTTCTTTCGCCCTTTTCAAATCTAGATATTTGCGATGCGCTCACACCAGATTTTAGAGCTAATTGATTAACCCCGAATCCTTTAGAGGTTCTTAACGCCTTCAGTTTTTCTCCAAATTCCATTTGAAAACCCCTTTCTGTATAAAATGATATAGCCTAATGGCAACAAAAGCAAAAAAAATTGTATTTTGGCAATAAAAAGTATTGCCAAATGACAAAATATGTATTATTATATTGTCATAAGGCAATAAGGAGGCGATCAAATGAAAACATTACTAAAGCAAAAAGAACTCCATTCTTTAATGAAAAGAGAAGGTGATGATCCATACTCTCTTGCTAAAAGAATGGGGGTTGCACCATCAACAGTATATAGAATTTTAAACGGTGACCGTGGAGTTGGCGGAGAATTAATCCCAAAATTACTTAAAGCTTTTAATCTTTCAGAAGAAGATTTTGATAAGCTTTTTATTTTTAGTGAAGTGTTGCCAAAAAGCAATAAGGAGGTAGTCAAATGACACGCCAAGAAAAAATAAACATCGTATTAGATGCAAGACCTAGATTGATTCATATCATCAAATGCGCGAATGACGATCAACTTGATCGTTTAGTTGAAGAAGTCAACAAAGATCTTCAACGTGAATTAGACGAAGCTTCATTCGCTTGATTCTAATTAAATTATAGCGAGAAAGCTTTCGTATTGAAATTACGTTGAGTAAGAAATGAGGGTGTTAAAAAATGTTAAGGCAATCAGTAATTATTGATGAATCGTTAACAGAGGTTATCAATAAGAACGGTGAAACAAAAAAGGAAATAGCGAGAAATATAAACGTTTCTCAACAGTCGATGAGTGACTGGACTTCAAAAAATGGAGCTAAGCCAGTTACATTGGAAAATGCACAAGTATTATCTGATTACTTTAGAGATTCAGATTTTACATTACAAATTATTCATGAGTTTTTTGGATTGTTCAAATCAATCGATAGCAACGTTTATCGAAGAGATCCATCATCGTTAGATAAATTGCAAATGATTGAATCTGATGAACGTATGCAAAAGAAAAAAGAGGTTGAAAAGATTCTACTAAAGCAAGTCAATTACTTAACTAACGATGATAGACAACAAATAATTTCATATGCTTTTGAATTTCTTGACGAAATTATGGTTGATGTCACTTTGATAAGCGCATTATGCGAGATTTTAGGAATTGATATTAGAAAGTTGAGTGAAGAAAGACTTTCTTACTGGATACAGCAAGGATATATGAAAGGATGATTTTAATGGAAATGTTAAAAGAATTTCCGACTAAAAGAATTGTGGTGCGTAGGCAAGAAAATCGAAGACAAATCGAAAAGTTAACTTATTCAGTAACAGAAGCTGCTTTAGCATTAACAACTAGCCCACAAAATGTTAAAGATTTGATTGAAATGGGTTATATAGGACGTATGAAAATTGGGGAAATAAGAATACCTAAAGCAGAAGTAGCACGATTTCTGGATAATCACATGAATGAAGATTTGAGTCAAAAAATCAAGGAGTTTAGAAAAAACAAAAAGGGGTGAAATCATGAAAAAAGATTTTCGCATGAACGTAAAAGGTGCGTTGTTTCTAATGCTTGTTGAATTAGTTCTAGCAATCATCAATCCGAAATTTGCAGGGTTCGTGTTTATGGAATTGTTAGTTCTTTACTTGATATTTCAAGCATTCAAAGAAGAAAAACGATTTACAAGCCAACAAAAAAAGCCAACTAGCGACGGCCATCGCTAATCGGCAACTAAATAAAACATCTAAGGAGATTTTATCATATGAACGAAAAAATTGAAAATTTAATTGCGGAATTACAAAACGAATGCGAGAAGGACAGCGTAGGGCTTGTTTTAGGATTTATTGATCCAGAACACGAAAATGGAGCGCTTATTTTTAATGGAACTTTTGGGTTACAGTCAATAGCTTTAACGATGCTAAATGACCGATTTAAAGAATCTATGAAAACAAACGATTGTGATTGCGCTATTTGCCGAGCAACAAAGGAGATGATGTTTCATGAATAATTTTGATTCATTAGGTGCTAGACAAGAACCTTTGGAAGATGAAATTGTTGGTTTTGATTGGCAAGGAGAACCGCTTTTTCAAGGCGAAATGGTTTACTTCATTGAACATGAATTTGTTCGAGAAGACGACTTGAAAAATTACATTGAAAAAAACGTTGGAAAGCCGGTGATGATGTGAGTGAAAAAACAGAAACTACTGAAAATAGCGAATTAACATTCAATGAAAAAGTGATTGCTATTCAAAATCAATTAAAAGCACCAAAAAGCCAATATAGTGATTATGGAAATTATCACTACAGAAATAGCGAAGATATTTTAAAAGCCGCTAAACCACTAAATGAAAAGTATGGTCTGCTCTTAACGCTAACTGATGAACCGATTTTTCTTGAAAATCGTTTTTACATTAAAGCAACTGCACGGTTGACGGACGGTGTTGAAACATTATGCATCACAGCTTATGCAAGAGAAGCAGAATCAAAAACAAAGATGGACGATAGTCAAGTGACAGGTTCTGCTTCATCATATGCACGCAAATACGCTTTGAATGGCTTGTATTTGATTGACGATGCTAAAGATGCTGATGCATTACAACAAGACAATCCAGAAACAAAAAATCTTCATGATGAATTTATTGAAACATTTAATAAGTATGTGGAACAGATTGCTAATGTTACTGGCAATCAAAAAGAAGTGATTGCTGCAAATTCATTAGGAAAACACGGATATGAAGATTTAGATCAAGTTTCTGAAGAGTTTTATTCTGAACTGATTGGATACTTGAAGCTTTCAGCTGTAAAAGCTGAGCAAAAATACAATAAACAACCACAACGACAACCGCAACAAACTAAGAAAAAAGCTTCATGGGGGGACTTCTAATGACAACAGAATTATCAACAGAGCTACTGTTTGACGTAGCTTACACACCAAGCACGATTAGTATCGTGAACGAGGATCAATTATCTGTATTGATTGATGCGACAGTAAAAAAATATGACAACCTAATTTTCAAAGAATCAGATATTAAAGATGCAAAAAAAGCTCGTACAGAGCTAAACAATATTTTTTCTTTGATTGATGATAAACGCAAAGAAGTAAAAAAAGAATTTAATGAACCACTAAAAAACTTTGAAGAAAAAATCAAAGAGTACAGTCAAGAAATCAAACAAGTATCAAGTAAAATTGATTCTCAAATCAAGGAATTTGAAACTAAAGAAAAAGAAAGTCGTAGAGAGATTGTTTTAGCTGAACTAACAGAGCAAGCGAACAACTATGGTTTGGATCCATTAGAAATTTCATTAAATCCAAAATGGCTTAATGCGACAAACTTTACTACGAAAAATAATCTTACTAAAAAAGTTGAACAAGAAATTTTAGCAACTTGTATCGAACTGAAACAGAAAAAAGATGGAGTCGAACAAAATAAGAAATTAGTCGAAAGCTATGCTAAAGCGAATAAATTAGAACCTCAAGCTTGGATGACGTTAGTTGACGAAGGACTAACCGCACCAGTTATTTTCAAAAAAATTGATGCAACAGCTAAAGAAATACTTCAACAAGAACAAGAAGAGTTGAAAAATGCCGAGGTTGAAATTAAACAGGCAGTTGAACCAAAAACAGCAGTCGAAGTTCAAAAAGAATTGCATGAGGATATAAGCGAAAAATCATTAGATGAACAGTTGTATTCATTCACTTTGAAAATTGGAGGAACAGCAAAACAAATTTCAATCATCAAAAAAACAATTGAAGATTTACATGTAGACTACACAGTCGAGATGGACGAATGAGATTTTTAGCAAAAGTTTTTGAAGTGAAAAACAACTGGTTACGAATACAATCAACGAAATTACTCAATCGTGATTTTTTAAATTTATTGTCAGACGGTCAAGAGCTTTATGTAGAAGTGAAAGTGCATGACAATCGCAAGATGTCTTCAAAACAAAATGCACTTTCACATTCTTTAATACGAGACATTGCAAGATATAGCACTGATGATCCAGAGAGAACAGAGATGTTGATGAAATATTACTACAAAGGTAAAACAGGGGAAAAATTTTCTCATAGTTTAGCAACGAAACAAGAAGCGAATGAATGGATTCATTTTCTAATTGATTTTGTGTTAGAAGCAAATGTTGAGTTACCTGGCGATTACATTTACTTGCTTGAAGACAACTACTGGTTTTACTCATGTTTGAAACATCGAAAATGTTGTATCTGCGGAAAACATGCAGACATTGCCCATTTTCAATCTGTGGGCTCAGGTAAGAATAGAAATAAAACAGATCACCGCTTGTTGCTGTTGATGGCACTATGTCGTGAACATCATCAATTGCAACATCAACAAGGTGTGAACTATTTTGTAAAAACGAATCGAATTATACCAGTGCGACTGGAAGAAGAAGACATTTTGAAACTCAAATTAACCTCTAAAAAGACGTTAGACGAGTTCAAACAAAACGAAGTACTAGAAGGCTATTTTGACTTAGAAGTAGCATGAATTTTTAGGAGATGATGATGTGGCAAGACCTACAAAAGACGGTCTTGATTATTTTCCTCTCGATGTTCACATCTTTGAAGATGAAAAAATAGAAGCAATTGCTGGCGAATTTGGTATCAAAGGTGAGCTTGCAGTAATCAAACTGTTATGTGCGGTATATGAAAAAGGATACTTCGCTGTATGGGATGAGCTGACAAAAGCAAAACTTTTGAAACGAATACCAGGCGCCAGCAAGGAATTGCTTGATCAAGTTGTAAACCGCTTGGTTACGTGGGGATTCTTTAATGAGGACCTGTTTAACTCGGCTAAGGTATTAACTAGTCAATCAATCCAAGCCACCTATTTTGAAGCAACAAAAAGACGAAAATCACCAAAACCGACTAAGTACGTGATTATTGCTAACAATAACTCACAAGATAAGACAGTTAATGTTAACAATAACTCGCAAAGTAAAGTAAATAAAACTAAAGTAAATCAAAGTAAATCAAATACTACTGAAAAAGAACAGTATTCAATCAGGATATATTCGTATCTTGAGCAGAATGGTTTCGGTAGTCCTTATGGCAACACGATGGGTCAAAATATTGATTTTTGGTTCAAAGACCTTGAAGAAGCTGGTCTAACCACTGAACAAGCAGATGCCTGGCTGATTCATGGTGTAAATACTGCTATTGAAAGTAACATTCGCCAATGGAAGTATTTGGACGGCATATTAAAAAATCGTTTTAACCTTAAATTATTTAGCAAGTCAGCTATCGACGGTGCAGAGGAAAAGCGAAAGAACAAGCAACCTACTGGTTATCAAAAAAATGTAAGGCGTGAAGAGCTTCCTGATTGGGTAGATAAACCACAAGAAGATGAAAAGCTTGATCCGCAAAAACAAGCAGAAATTGAAGCTAGATTTGCAGAATATAGAGCTAAGAGGGCAGGTGTGACAGTTGAATAAGATAGATGTCCCACCTAAAAAGAGACCTCGGTACTCATTGAGTGATGAAACCATAGCTAAGCTTGAATGGCTTTACGAACAAGAAAAGAAAAAGTCTGGCAAGCGTATTTATCAGTCAGACACACTAACAAAAATTATTGATGATGCTTACACGGTGAAAAAAGCATTTAGAAACTGAGGTGTTTAGTTTGTCAAAAGTATCAAAACGAGAAAAGAAAAAGGCAAGAATGAAGTTGCTCCTTTTAATGGATAGTGATCCAAAATGGGACAGAAAACCTGAAAAACGTAAATTAAGAAACCAATTAATGTCGATTATTGACGATAGTTTTGTACCAAACGACAAAGTTATTATCAGCCCAGAAGAGCGAGCAGAAGAGTATCTCAACAATCATCCAGAACTTGAAATTGAAGTTGTCGAAGCAATTAAAAACAACATGACGAAAAAACAAATAAAAGAATATCTTTCTTGCACTGATGTAATTATCAACGCAGTTAGACGTAGAAATGGTTTAGAAGAACATCGTTCTTCACATTTTAGCGAAGATGAGGAAACCATTAAAAAAGTTTATCAAGAATATGGTATTTCAGGTTTAAAAACTCATTACGGAGTTAGCACAACAACAGCTTATAAGTGGATAAACAAGTACAAGTTGCCTAAAAAAACAGGTGAGAGAATCTATCGAGTTATTTTTCCTGATGGTAGTTTAAAAGACTTTAGTAGCCAATCGGCGTTAGCGATGTTTGTTGGGCTATCTAAGTCAACCGTTAAACAAAAAATAAAAGACAAAACTAGCGATAGCGAAGGTCGCAGATATGAGAAGGTGAGTAAGTGATGGGCGACATGGGTGAGTACTGGCGAGATATTAAGCCAGTTTTGAAAGAAAAGCATAAAAAACATGTGGCTCGAATGGGCAATAGTGCTAGCAAAAACATTGAGCGGTTGGGTTATCCATTTACACATTACCCAGCGAACCATCAGTTCGCTATCGAAACTGATAAAGGTGTAATTGATTATTGGGGAACGACTGGGACTTGGATCGTTAGGAAAACGAGAAAAAGAGGGAAAGGTCTTCATAGTCTAAGAGAATTTTTGAAAAATAATGAGGTGTAATTCATGGAATTTATAAGCATTTATGGCGAAAGAATCAAGGGCAAAATCGTTAGCGAATTAGAAAACACAGTAGTCGTTGAAGACAAAAAAGGCGTTCGATATCTCGTTCATAAAAAGAGCATTGATCCAACACGCAAGAAACCGAATTTTGACTTGCTCACTACTCAAAGTTTTGGCAAGTGTCCAGAACACAAAGTGCAGAAAATCGGATATTACTAGGAGGACAGTAAATGAGTACAACAGAAATTTATGCAATCGAAAAAAATGGTGACGTTACGCCATACAGTTCAGCTCAAAACAGTTGGCTGGGTGGTATGCACGTGTGGAATAGCTTAAGTGATAAGTACGGTTTTGATGATAATTTGATGTCTGGCTTTAATAAAACTTGGGGCAATTTCAACAAAGGAATTTACGAA